CATTGGCTGATTATGAGGATGTTAGTTCGGTTGACAGGAAAAAAATGGATTTTACAGGGAGACCATTTGATACAAAAGTTGCATACTTTCCAGATGGATACAGAAAGAAAAGTGCTGACCCGGTTAGTCCAAGAGCTTTAAAACATATTAGAGAACTAACATTAATAAAAAGGGAAACGAAAACTCGTTGTATAATGTGTTATGTTATACAACGAACAGATGTAAATAGGTTTCAACCATCAATAATAGATCCAGAATACAGAGAAGCGTTTAAAACAGCTTTAGCTGCTGGAGTTGAAATAATTACAATGGTTATACAATGGACAAAAGAAGGGGAAGCGTATTTTGTAAGAGATGACTTGCCAATTACACCATTTGATTAATTTAATAAGAAACAGTTACAATTTATACATATAATATTTTACACCTTTTCTCATTTCAAACGCCCATTTTATAGATATAATTATAATGAAACCATAATATTATAACCTCGTTTACCAGTATTATTATTTATATCAACTCCTTTGCTTTTTTCTTCTTTGTAATTTATTTTTTCAAACTCTTCTTTAAATTTTTTCTGCGTTTTAAAACATTTTTTACCATTTATTTTGCACCAAGTTTCATATATTTTAAATATATCTTTTAATCCAAATCTTAAGTTTATTTTTTCTGTTTTTTTACAACACGAATTTGCGAATAACAATATATCACTATTAATTAATGGTTCTGTTGAAATGTTTGTTTGTATAACATTTTTAACAAGTAGAGGAGCTACTATATCTAACGAAATAATTTCTGGTTTATCTTTATCATACAAATATAACCAACCATCAGGAGTTTTCCAATAATATTTTTCTGGAAATTTATTGTTATCTTCTATAAAATCTTCTTCTTCATTTATATATCCGTTAATATTTTGTTGTTTATATTCTTCTTTAATAACAGAATATTTTAATTTATCACCATTGACAATGTATGGAGTTTTTTTTGTATAATTATTGGTTTGTTTTGGCAAAGTTTTATTTTTACTCCAATATCTAATTGCAAGTAATAAATTATCAGTTATTTCATCATAACATAAATTGAAAAACCTTGTATGTTTCATAAGTCCTGCTCTTATTTCCTTTTCATAATCTTTATTTGTATATTTTTTCCATTTACTTCTTATATTATCATACCAAATATTATTTATTTTTTTTGTTTCTCTCTCTGTAATCCATTCATTTGTTATATGCCCTAATTTTACACCTCTTTCTTTTTCATAATTATCTATCATTGTATTTATATTAATCATTTTAACATCATGTTCAATCGGTATAAAATGTATAATAGGTTCATTATCTCCATAAGTATCAATAAATTCGTCCATATTTATTTCTTTTATTTCATTAACACAAATATAATCAGGTAAGTTTGTTTCTTTGCACCATTCACTTATTTCAGTATCATTCATATCATCAATAATAATTAATTTATAACCATTATTTTTGCTGTCATAATGTTTAATTGGTTTTAAATTTTTTCGTTTCTTTGAGACATCAATATACTTCATATATTTACCAAACTTAAAATCTCCATTATCTATTATACTTTCTAATAAATCTTTAATTTCTTCCCAAGTCTCACAACCCATAATATATTTTTCAATTTCTTTTATAAATTTTACATAAAAATTCTTTATTATATCTTGTAATTCAGGAGTCGTCCATAAAGTAAGTTTCATACTCCCATTTTCAACTTCTAAGTCATTATATTTTCCTTGTAATCTTAATCGTTGTGAAATGTCAGTGCAGTTTAATGATGCGTGAGACACAAAATATTGGTCTGTTAAATGTAATGAATAATTATCATAATCGTCACTTGTAAAAGAATATCCCCTTTCTCCATATTTACCTGTTATTGTTATAATTGTTTTACATAAAATTTGTGTATCGCTTTTTTCAAATAAAATTCTTAATAATTTATAAACAATTTTTATATTTAATATTTTTGTATTTATATTGAAATAGCAATAATTATTAGGTAGTTTTTCAGATTTTTCAGTATCTATAGATGAGCCGTATATTCCTCCTGATTGCCATAATCTTTGACTTGTTGATGATTGTTTTGAGTCCCATTCAGACCAATATTTTATTTCTTGTTCATATTTTTTTGATAAATATAATCTTAAACAATTTCCATGATATATTACGATAAACAAATCAGGGAAATCTTTGACTATTTTATCTACTAAACAAAATTGATTAGCTCTTATTTTTTCTTCACTAATCAATAACGAATTATATGTAATTGTAGGTCTTTTAAGTAAGTCTTCTATTATTTTTTTTATATTAATATTATAATCTTCAATAATATCATAACAAGTTTTTTTTTTATGATTTTCTGTATCTTGATAATCCCACCAAGATTCAACAAGTGTTGTGTCAAAATTTATAGAACTATTAAATAATCCAAAATAATTATTTGACCTTTTCATTTTATGAACCTTTGATATTTTAATTTGTATATCAGTATGGTCGCTTAATCTTGTTGTTATATTATATAACAATGAATGTGCTGTTCCTGTAATATGTAATGCGTATTTTACTTTTTTATATATTTTGGCAAGCAATATTTCACATGCAGTGGAATCTTTTTTATCATTATCATTAGTTCTATCATTTGAAGATGTAGGACTCATTAAATCACTTTCGTCAACTAATGTGGTTATATTTACAAGTTCATCATTGTAATAAATATACTCACTAAATTTCGTATTTAGTTTTGCTAACTGAGTATGGTTCATTAAACAACAAAATATATCATTTGAATTGATGGCTTCTTTATTACTTAATTTACTAATAATATCATTACTATTTATATCTTTTAGTTCTGGAAGTTTATAATCTTTCCAATATTCAACATTTGTTTCTTCAAAATATTCTTGGAGCTCATTATTAAATTCTTGAAATAATGTTTTTATAAATTGAATATTAAAATTATAATTTTCTGTTCCAATAATATCATCTTGTAATTGTTTTTGGTCTATTGTCAAATTTCTAAAAATGTATAAAACTGGTCTTTTTAGTATATGAACCGAAATCCACATAATTATGCACGCTTGAACTCTTTTTCCAAGTTGTATATCTCCCCATAATAATTCTACGATTGATGTTTCATTATCTTCTGAATTAAGTGCATTTAATAATTCTTCTTCAAATGAAGGTAAATTAATGTTTTTTGGGATATGTTTTAATTTTATTGGGTTATTTCCCCAATTATGTCTTTCTAAACTTTCTCCATTTATGTATTTACACTTATCTAACATAACATTTATAATTTTTTCAAGTGGTTTTTTAAATATTTCATTTCTTTTTTTGAAAAACGTATTTATTTTATCTTGTAGATATGTCATTTGTATCATTTATATATATATATATATATATATTATAAAGGCAAATCTTTAAATCAATTTTATTTATAAAATAAAAATGCCTTGTAAAAAAATGCCTATTTATATTAATTATAATATTATAATAATATTATTAATGTCTCATAAAAGCTATGATTATAAATTATCTGCTGTAAATTATTATTTAGTTGAAGATAAAACACAAGAAGAAGTATATAAAATATTTAAATGTTCTCGTAGAAGTCTAATGCGATGGGTTGAAAGATATAAAAAAGATGGTAATGTTGATATTCATTATAGGAAACCAGTAGCATATAAGGTAAAGAAAGAATATGTTGATTTCTTATTACAAGAATTAAAGGAAAATATTGAAAATGTTATAAGCAAAATACCAAAAGAAAAATATAGAAATATTTTTAAATGTGCTTATGAAAGACCACAAAAATATATACCAAAGAATGAAACACGAAAAATTAAGAAGAATTATTTATAAATCTCATTTCAAAAATGGGCGTTTGAAATGAGAAAATTTGTAAATTAAATGTTTATATAATATAATATAGTATAATGGCAACAGATTTAGATTTAACATTTAATACACCTAATGGATTTTTAACAACAACTTTTAATACACTAGTTCCTGAACCCCTACCACAAGATGTTGGTGTTTCCGTTGTTATCCGTTCAGATAATAGAATAGTAATGGGTGGTTATTCCACATATACAACAGGGTCATATATCACTCTATCGTGTTATAATACCGACGGTTCTCTTTACACAGCTTTTGGAGTAGGAGGAAAAGTTTTACTACTTGCGCCATCAGGGTTTTTTACAAGTTGTATCGTTCACGATGTTATATTACAACCAAATGACTATATAATAGTTACAGGCGACACTTCTTCTCCTGATCCTGCTCCTACATTACGACCATCTATGTTCGTGGCTCGATTTACTCCCTTAGGTGTTTTAGATACGACGACATTTAATAGCCCCGCTGGTTACGTTATAATTCCTCCTAGCGCTTTTAATTCTGGTGGAAATTTTTTTGATCAGTGTTATTCTAACTCTGTTATAATTCAGCCATCTAATGGCTATATAGTTTTAGGAGGCAGTCTCCGATTACAGGCAATACCTAACAACAAAAGTTTTATAGCTTTAGTTCGCTTAGATACAACTGGAGCATTAGACCCTTTTTTTGGATTTTATAATAATGGGACAGTATATTCTGCTTTTAATTTGTTAACTAATAATGAAGATTTTTGTAATTGTCTATCAATCCAAACAGACGGAAAAATAGTATCAGGAGGTGTAAATTCTCCGCTACCTCAACCTGCTACCAGTCAAAACCTTTCTGTATCGCGTTTTAATACAAATGGTATCCTCGATACGACGTTTAATTCGTCAGGTGTAACTCCAGGATGGCTAATTATTCCTAATTTGCCAAGTTATAATTATAATTTTGCGAGAGGTATTGGAATAAATAGTGTTGGGCAAATTATTATTAGTAGTTATATAACAAAACTATCCTTTGAGACGTGCTTCGGAGTAGCTGCTGTTACATCAACTGGACTATTTCCTGGAACATTAGATACTTCGTTTGGAACAGGCGGACAGACTATTCTTGATTTGTCGCCCACTTATAATCTCACAGCTCCATTATTTAGTAATGGTACTAATGCTTTGGCTTTACAGTCTGATAATAAAATAGTAATTACTGGTGGTTTTACTAATACAATAACGGGTGCCGAAGGCTTTTCATTGGCGCGTTTTGATACGAACGGGACATTAGATTTGACATTTGGATTAGCAGGAGTAGGATATATACTTTCGGAACTGGTTTCACCAAATACTGAAATTGGTTACTCTGTTGCTATACAGACCGATGGTAAAGTTCTTGTAGGAGGAACAGCTATCGGTATTGAAGATTCAGGTTCGGAATTTTATTTTATTCTAGCAAGGTATTTTGGATTTCCACCTTTTCCTCCTCCTATTCCACCAATTCCAATACCAATTATTCCAATATGTTTTCCAGCTGGCACACCAGTATTGACGGACCAAGGTTATATTGCAATTGAAGAAATAAATCCAGAAATTAATACAATTAATAATAAACCAATAATAGCGATTACTAAAACTATTACAAATGATGATAAAATTGTATGTTTTGAAAAAAATTCATTAGGAAAAAATATGCCATCTCAACGAACATATATAAGTGTAAACCACGGTATTTTATATAATAAACGTTTTATGCAAGCAAAAGAATTCATAGGAAAAATACGAGGAGTATATTATAAAGAGTATAATGGTGAATATTTATATAATGTTTTAATGGAAAAACACTATTGGATGACAGTAAATGATATTAAGGTAGAAACGTTGAATCCAAACAATATAATAGCTAAATTATATAAAACTGATAGTCAAGAAGAAAAACTAAAAATTATATTAAAAATTAATGAATATTCATCTAATTATTACAATAAAAACTACAAGAAACATAACAATTATAAAGTATATGGTAGGTTACCTTTCAATGTTACTAGACGAAATTATCAGGTTCATAGATATAATCCAATTGTAAAAAATATAAATTTTTATACTAAGAAAAATATGTTCAATAATGTCAACCGATTTAGATTTAATAATAATTACTTAAATCATCGAAATAATACCTCTAAAATATATAGTCAGCTAGATACCATAAAAAAAAATCCAATATATAAAATAAATACAATTCACAAGTTCACTAGAAATGCTAGACTAAGACGTTAACTAGATGTTGCCGAGTTCATAAATTCATTTACTAGTTCTTCAGGTATATAATTAAAATCAATAATCTTTCGGTTAAGCTCATATTGCGTTTGAAATGCATTCGATTCCAGTAATTTTTTTTCGAAGAGGTCTCTATTTTCGAAATACTTTAATGCGGTTTTTGGTCCGCACTTAGGAAACACTGATGGAATGTTATCGCTGACATCTCCTGTAACAATTTTACAGAATAAGTCACAATTGGCGTCACCGGTGCAGCTCTTTTGTTCAGTGAGGTCTTTAAACGCTAAATTGTATAAATGAACGCGTTCTTGTGCTAATTGTAAATAGTCTTTGTCGGATGTAATAATATAAATATTACATGCGGGGTATTTATTTAATAAATGTTTAACAGTAATAGCAATGCAATCATCGGCTTCCAATTTTGGGTGTTTTAAAATAGAGCGGGCTCCTCCTTGAATAAATAATTTTTCGTCGTAAGCCATTTTAAAGAATGGACCACCCATAAACCCATCTTCAGAACCGTTAGCTCTAGTTCCTTTATAATTGGGAAACAATTCATTACGCCAAATATTTTCTCGTTTGCAATCTCTGCCAACAATAATGATTGGCCTTTCGCTCTTATCAAGTTTCAATGATTTGGGTATTTTGGCAACATTCTCAACAAATGTTTTTTTGAATTTTTCAACGAATTGTTGATTTTGATAAGGATCAAGAAGAACGTCGGATTGTTCGGGATACGCATTTTTCCACCATGTCAATAAAGAATGGTAACGATAGAAGCAAAAGTAGCTACCATCAATAAATATAAAAGTAGGGTTGGTTGACATTTCTGTTAGCAAATTCATATATTATGTATTTTATAATATGTTTTTAATTACTTTCAATTTTAATAATAAGAAAAA